CGTTGCCGTCGCCGTCGCCGTCGCCGTAGCCGTCGCCGTCGCCGTAGCCGTAGCCGTAGCCGTAGCCGTTGCCGTAGCCGTAGCCGTCGCCGTTGCCGTAGCCGTTATTGGCCGCTTTTTTTATCCACGACTCATCAGGGAACTCCGATGATTTGGCTTTGATCCTACCTTTCTGCCTAACCACAAAAGCCCTGACGCCGTCCATGCACGCCCCGGCCTCCAGGACGTCTACGACAGTAACAACCTCCTTGTACAGAATCGCATTCATGCATCCTCCCACTTCTTCGCGGCCGCCTCGGTGACCTCAAATACGGCCGTCACCTTGCGAACTTCCATGTCAGCCCTGGCGCTGATCTTACTGCGCGCCGTCGGGCCGGTTTCGGCAAGCTCCATAATGCCACGGGTCGTGCCGAATGAAATTGCCATGCGCGCACCCTTGAGATCGATCACGACCCCTTTCGTGTCGCCAGCCAGGCCATAAAACACGCCGCGATGCTCGGTGGTGACGATGACGGGACGAAGGGAGGCAGTCTTCTTGGCGGTCATATTTCTCATCCTATGTTGGTTTATCCGAGGCGGTTATCCGCTATCGGGAGTGCATCCTCGCACCATCGAATTTGAAAGTCAACACTTGATTTCGATAGCGCATGGGTGCATCATCGGCGCGTCATTAACCGGAGCCGTGCATGAAAAACCCTGTCGAATTCGTTATTTCCGTGATGGACCCTGGCCCGTCGGGAGGCAATCCGACACGCGACCCCACGGGCGTGGCCGTGCTAGCCGAGGTGACGGGGGTCAACCGGTCCACTGTGGGCCGTTGGCGTCGATCGGGGCGCATCCCTGTCGAATACTTCCCCCAGATCATCGACTGGTCCAAGCGGAGTGGGGTGGAGATTCCTCTAAAGAGGCTGGTTGGAGTTCGATAAATGCAGCTACGACCCTACCAAATAGACATCGTCAATGATGTCCGTGAGGCATTTCGTTCTCATCGTCGCGTGGTCATGCGCCTAGCCACAGGTGGCGGAAAGACGCCGACAGGCGCGCATATCGTCCAGCAGATGGTCAACAAGGGCAAGAAAATCTTATGGCTGGCTCATAAGGAGTTCTTGATATCGCAAGCCAGTGAGAAGCTACGCAACTTCGGGGTTAGGCACGGAATTCTTGCCTCTGGCAGGTTCCCCGATCCTCGTCATAACGTGCTGGTGTGCTCACTAGGTGTTCTCAGAAATCGTCGCGATTCGACGTTCGAACCTGATGCCATCGTGGTTGATGAGGCTCACCATGCCGTATCTCCGACGTGGGAGAAATTGCTTAGCTCCTATGGTTGTTACCAGTTGCTTCTAACGGCCACGCCTGAGCGGCCTGATGGGCTAGGAATGGACACCATGGCGGACACCATTGTTGAAGGCATCAACGAGTCTGAATTGATGGCATGGAATCGAACTCACCCGGGCGAAGGTCTTTGCCCCTACCGGATCGTCACCGCCGAATCATTCGTTCACGTTGATGGCGTGAAAAAGAACGGCCTTGATTTCAGTCCTGGCGAACTAGGTAAGTTCATGGAGTCGAACGCCGTCCTAGGAAACATCGTTGAGGAAGTTAAGCAAAAAGGAGTAGGACGAAAGTTCCTGTCTTTCTGCCCAACTGTGAAGTTTTCCGAGCAGGTGGCGCAGGAATACCGGGGTCATGGAATGCGTGTAGTTCACCTAGACGGAACTTCCAAAGAAATACGAAAAACGCTTGCCGATTACGACCGTGGCGAGCTAGACGGAATAACATCGGTAAACCTGTTTCTTGAAGGTCTTGACATCAAGCGCGTCGGGCTCATCCAGTGGCTACGCAAGTCCGAGTCCGATATTGTGATCCGCCAAGGTAATGGTCGCGGATGGCGTCCTGACACGGACGATGTGATCTTCATGGACCACGTAGGTAATTTTGGTCATTGGGAAGGTTCGCAGTGGATAGATAAGCACGGCCTACCCGATGCGACACGAGAGTGGTCACTGGATGGGCGAAAGAAGGCTTACCGAGAAAAGCCCATGTCCATCTGGTCATGCCGCCGATGCTATTCGGCAAATTCGGCCGCTTACACCATTTGCAAGAATTGCGGCGAAGCTAAGGAAGTGAAAAAGCGTAAGGATATCGAGGTAGACACGTCGGTATCCATGGCAGAACTCGACCTAGAGGCCATCAAAATGCAAACCAAGCAGGATCAGGCGGCGGCTCGTGGTGTGGATGCGTTGCGGGCGTTGGGGTACTCGGAAGGTAGGGCATCGCACATCGAAGCAGCACGACGGGAGAAGGCGTTTAAGCGTGCGTCGGTTCGTGAGGTAGCCACGGCACGAGGGGACTTCCAGGCGTTGCGAGAATACATGCAATGGAAGCCTAAGCAGCTGGATTCGTATTTGGCAGGATCGTCGGAATGATCTGGCATCGGGTCAGCGATTACGCTGTTCGTTCCGAAGACGGTCGATTTTCCATATGCCGGTGCAATGTCGCCGGAAGGATCGATTACACACTGTACCGCATATCGGGACAGCAATTCCTATCGGCAAGGCGAGGCGTCAAGGACAATGCGCCGTCGCACCTGGTGGCAATCAATGAGTTGAAACAAGAGGCTGACGCATATGAGTGAGCACATGCCTGGCGTCGATATCTCCAAAATGACCGTTGCCGACCTCTTACAGCAATTGAGCTCGTGCCGGACGGAACTGAAGCCATTGGATCGTGAGCGCACCGCACTGATCCTTCAAAAGAGGGCGATTCGTGAAGAACTCCGCAAGCGACGCGCCCACGGAGGCGCAAATTCAGGCTGATATCCTGGATCATCTATCTAACGGACCGACGAGGCTATGGCGGACCAATGCAGGCATGGGGTGGGCCGGGCGACTGATATCCAACGTCAGGGGCACCGTGACGCTCGCCACGGCTCGTCCACTGCATGGCATGCCCGAGGGGTGGCCCGACCTCACTGGGTTCACCCAGGTGGCGGCAGGGACAGTCCCTGTCTTCATCGAGGTTAAGGATGCCACAGGCAGAGTTAGCCCAGAGCAGACTAGATTCATCGAATTCCTGCGATCGAAAGGATGTCGTGCGGGGGTTGCCCGGTCCGTCGAGGATGCCCGTAAAATTATCGCTGGAGAGTGAAAATAGTTGTTGACAATCCCATCTCGATGGTGCAACCTAGCTTCACCGAGACGAGATGGGGAAGGACATGAACTACGAAATCGAATCCTACCGCGAGGGCGAGCAGTGGGGCATGGTGAAGGGTATTTTCTACTGCCTGGCAGCCGAGGCTTTTTCGGCACTGGCTTATCTTCTCGTTCTTCATGGGCTAGGCGCATGAAAGGCCAACGCGAATACGACGACCGTCACCCCGAGGAAGACCCGTTCCATAACGGCATCCCCGAGGACATCTACGACAAGGCCATGGAATACTGGTTTGCCCGGGACGTGAATAACCCATCCGACACAGACATACTCGATATGGCTTATGCCATTTACGAACAGGAGATCAGGAAATGTCAACGCTGATCCGTGATGAGGCTGAAAGGCTGGAGTGGCGTAAGCTCTCCGAAGATTCCCGCAAGCTGGCTCGTTCGTGCTTCCGCGCGGCGCGTGTGCTCCGTGAGGCTGGCGAGGTGACTATGGCGGTCAGCCAGTTCCGGAATGGTCTCAGGGCGCTACTGTGGGCTCGTGACTGGCTGAGGGATGCCCAATGACGCCGTTCCAGCGGGTGGTTCCGCACACCGAGCCCATCCCAAGGTGTCCGCGCCCTGATTGCGGATACCCTGGGCAACACGTCAAGACGCTCGAAAGGCATCGCTTGGAGTGCCGCGATATCGTAGGGTGCGGGCTTCGAACTGGTGAGCATGACAACTTCGACCATGCGCTGGACGAATGGGTATTGATGGGAGCGATCTCATGACTACTACTAAGGCCGATGGTATGAGTGATGAGAGGAAGGTTGATGAATTCCGTCCCGCGTTCGACGCGCCTCGGACAGCGGAAGAAGCTATCCAAGTTCTTGAGAAATGGGGCAAGGATTCCGTCATGACGTTCAGCGCCAGTCGCGCGAAGGTGTGCGCCGAACTTCTTCGCGCGGCTTCATTGCCATCGCCGTCAGTCGTCGGAGATATCATGGCTGAGATTAACCGCGCAGTGACCAAGTTTCCGACATGGCCTACCGATCCTCTGCACGCTCTTGGTGTCGTCGGCGAGGAGTTCGGGGAGCTTGGCAAGGCTGTTCTCCAACAGGTCTACGAGCCGCACAAGAATCATCCAGGGGATGTTCGCAAGGAGGCGGTTCAGACCGCAGCCATGGCGATCCGATTCCTACTAAGCATCGACGCATACGACTTTGCGAGTGGTGCCCAGCACGAGCAATCCGACCTCGCCGCCCTAGGAGCAACGCCATGAGTGGGGAGAAGGTTGCGCGGTATACGGCTGCGCAGATGGAGGCGATGGCTAGGACGCTGCACTACAGCGGAACCGATGAGTTCAGCGACGAAGCCACCTCGATGCTCGCTCAAGCCGCGCAGACAGAAGCCGACGTCGCGGGGCTGCTTGAGGCGATCAAGGCGCTTCTTCCGTGGGCTGAGTCCGCTAGCTACGGTGGCCCTGACATCGAGGCCGACATTGAACAGGCCCGCACTGCCCTCGCGAGGTTCCAGCCATGAGCGACACAATCGACTACGTACACCTCTGCTTCTACGAGCGTCGCATGGGAACGGCGGTAACCCTCGGCAGTCAGCGGATCGCTGGCCCCGACCTTTCGCCCTACGGCAAGCCCGACTGGACGCGCAAGGTATCGCTGCGTCAGTTGAAAGACATCATCGCATTTGCTGAGCGCACGGGAGATCCGGAATGAGCACCAATAACGGCAAGATGATTTTCGCCTGGAGTGGCGGAAAGTGCCGTGTCCCCATATGGATGATGGGTAGCCCTGCGGGTCACTGCAATGCGGCGTCATTCGGGCCGCAGTACCCGCGCCCGTATCTGCTTGGGTTTGGATATCTCAAGGAGCAGATCCCTTACTGCCATGGCCCATGTTGTCCCGACCACCTCGGCCCCAAGGAAGGCGATCCGATCATCTTCCAAGACGGCTGGACGAATGAAGGTCGCCAGATGTGGTGCGCGGTCATGCCTGATTTCGAGAACCTACAAGAGAGTGCTTGAGGGTTCTCCGGCAATCCGGTCGAAGCCGTTCGACTACTCCGCACCGCCCTAAAACTCGCCATGGGGGATGAGGGATGAAGCGCTATGACATTGTTGGGCAGTGGGAAGAACAAGAGAACGAGTTTGGCGATTGGGTCGAGCATATTGAAGCAACCACCCGCATTGCCGAACTCACCGCTGAGGTGGCTAGGTACAGGCAGGCTATGCAATCCATCGTCGATGATTACAAGCAGGCGTTTCATACGGACTGGACTACTGCCACTAACTACGCCGACATCGCCCGCAACGCGCTGAGGGAGGGGTAATCCATGTACTCATGCACTGATACCACGCCGGTATGCCGGGGTTGCGGAAAGGTTCTACGGGGAAACCCGTATTGGAAAGGTGGCCTCGCATACCATCCCATCGGGGACAAGGGCGAAGTGAAGGTATGCCACTTCGGAGGGTGGGTTTGTTCTGAATCGTGTGACGTCCGAGCGTGTCGTGAGCAGGAGGAATCGATGCCTGGGCATGGCGCTGGCACGGGTCTGTCGCGTGATCTGCGTGCTCAGATTGAGCGTCGGTGGAGTGGGTCATGAGCGAATCGAAGGTGGTTAGGTACGGCCTTGGGTATGATGGTATGTCCGCTACCGAATGGGGCTACTGGGTCACCCACGCCGACTACAAGGCGCTGGAGGATCGGGTGAGGGAGTTGGTGGGGGCGGATCAGGCGTATGACGATTGCCTGGAGCATGCGGTCGTTCCGCTTGAGGCTGTCTTGCGTCGCAAGGTTGCTTTGAGCGCCTTCGCATGACGGCTTATTACAACGAATTCGAACCCTATGCTGCGGCTTGGCTTAGGAACCTCATTGACGCTGGCTATATTGCCGATGGCGTCGTCGATACCAGGAGCATCGTGGATGTACAACCCGAAGATCTCGATGGATTCACCCAGTGTCACTTCTTCGCTGGCATTGGCGGATGGTCCTTTGCAGCTCGACTTGCCGGTTGGCCCGACGATCGAGCCCTGTGGACAGGGTCATGCCCCTGTCAGCCATTCAGTGTGGCCGGAAACCAACTCGCCCAAGCGGACTCGCGCCACCTCTGGCCCCACTTCCACCGACTCATCCGTGCCAGACGGCCCGCTGTCGTCATGGGAGAGCAGGTTGCGGCAGCGGTTGGAAAGAATTGGCTCGACGGAGTGTTCTCTAACCTGGAGTCGGATGACTACGCCTGCGGGGCGGTCATTGTCCCGGCTTGTGCCGTCGATGCTGCGCACCAACGTGATCGCCTGTGGTTTGTGGCCCACGATGACCAGCAACGCGCCCGCGAAGAACGGCTACAGCGAGGCAGGGAACTCAGCCGGTCAAGTGGCGATACGGAAGATCATGCTCGCCCTGTGGTCGACGCTCCGGGCTTCGGATGGGGCGAAGGGTGGACCGAATCAGAGCTTCGGAGCAGGGGGCTGTCCGCTTCCGTCGCAGACGTATCAGGTCGGCAGTTCATCGAATGCCCCGACGGAAAATGGCGTCGGCTCCCTCCACCCGGAGTTCGGTGGCTGGGAACTGGGCTTCCCGCCCGAGTGGCTCGCCTGCGCGCCTTCGGTAACGCAATCCAGCCGCAAGTCGCCGCGGAAGTGATCGGCGCCTACATGGAGC